AAATTTGTCCATTCTGGACTTATATTTTCGGATAATCCTGTTACGGCACCCACAAATGGTACTGTTGATTTATTTCCTTGTTTTTTAAATAATACCCAAACCTGATTTACCTCTCTATATTTTTTTATATCGTTTTCTAAATCAAGAAGTGAATCATATTTTTCTTTTTCGTTGATAGAATTATTTGCACCATCCCATCCCCCTTTAGATTCTGCTTCTCTTTTTCTAGTCTTAATTTCTATTGAAAATAAATCATTTGCGGTTTTATCTCCTACTACAATATTTTTGTAAATTTGTTTGTACTCTGAAAACTTTTTTGTTTCACTCATCGGTTTACCACCAAGTTGAGTTCTTCCAAATTCAGGAGCAAATCCATCTGGATTTTTATTTAAATCTTTTAACTCTTTTGCTAATTTTTTTAATTCCTTACGTGAACCAAATTTATTTAATCCCTGCTGCACCGCTAGAGAGGTTGCTGCTGCAGGTGATTCTCCATTTAATAATCTCTTAATAATTGAATTTGGTGCAGGGGTATCTTTTACATAATAATTTTGGCCAGCATTTACCGTATTTCGTAATTGTGCTTGAGTTAATGCAACGAGTGTTATTGGTTTCGCAAAAGTATCTTGACTTCTAAATATAGTATCGGATGGTCTATTAGCAAATCCACCCAGCGCACCTCCAACTTGATTTCCAACTATATCTGCTATTTTTTTTGGAGATGATGTTAATAATGCAGCACCACGGGCTATATCAATTAATCCTTTACTTTCAATTAAGGGTTCTCCTAATTTTCCATAAAGGTCTTTTTTTTGTGATTTGAAAAGGTCTCTAATTGTTGCCATCTATAGTTCCGTATTTACTATAAATATCCGTATTATAAATTTATAGGAATTATTAAGTTCTAGCTAATCCGTAGGTCTTGTTACTAGTATCAAATAGTTTTTTGTTAAGAACTTTACCATCCAATGAAATTTCTTTTTCCCCTGCGGTGTTATAAACTATTTGTTCTAATAACATAGCACTAGCTCCAAGTAAAGCTACCATTTTGCTTTGTGCATTTCCAGTATATGTCATCTCTTTGGCCATTGCAGCTTGGTGTGCAGCGGATTCTTCTGCTACTTTGGTAGTTGCAGTTGTAGCCGCTACAACAGGTTTATTAGCTTCTACGGCTGCTTTTTGTTGAACTTGAGTTGATACTGATTTTGTGGTTGTTGTTGATTTTGCGGCTGCCGCTTCAGTTTGGTTCAATGCTTTTGCAGTTGCTCCACTAAAATCTTTTGTTTCCATTTTCTGTAGTCCCAATCCTGATACTACTGATTCCGGTAAATATGAGATTATGCCATTCCACATTTTTACATAATTATTATAAATTATTCCAAATAAATCAACCAGTGGTGCCAGCGTTGAATGCATAAAATCTAGAAATCCTTGTTTAATTGTTTTCAATCCACCATCAAAATCGTAGGTCATTTGGGCAAGTCCTCCAATAATATCAAATAAAAATCCAAAAGCCGCGAGTAAAACATTAAAAGGCTGCATCAGAGTTGTTCCAATGCCCGTTGCTACATTTGTAATTATACTGCCCAGTCCTTCCTCAAATCCAAGACTAATCATAAATTGATTAACCTTATCGTATACACCTACTATTACACCTTTAACTTCATTAAATTTATCACTTATCGCTTTGAGTACAGGTTCTACCTTTTCTTTCATTTCATTAAATTTTACACCAACACTATCCCACACTTTACCAAAGTGTTCAGAAACTCCAGGTGCGTATTTATTTATCCAACCACCCAATGCATCTCCTAAAAATCCTCCTATCATAGCTCCGATAGCAGTTCCTAATCCAGGTATTATGGAACCTAACGCACCTCCTAATACCGCACCCCCCAATGCCGTGCCACCTTGCAATGTTCCTGCTCCAACTGCTTCTCCAGTAGTACCACCTTCTTCTTTTTTAGTAAAATATCCATCTATACTACCCAATACACCTGATAATACACTACCTCCCACTTTAGCTACCTTTCCAAATTTAGCGAACTTTCCAACATTACCACCTCCAGGAGGAAGGGGTCCGCCAGGAGGGACGGGTCCACCAGGAGTTGCACCTCCACCCTTAAACATCTTTTTGAAAATATCTGGTAAAAAGTTACCAGCCAATCCTCCAAGACCCGCAGCTATTGCTCCTCCTATATTTTCGGTAAACATTCTGTCTATATCCAATTGAGCTATATCGGTTAGATATTGCTTATATGCATCAGAACTTTTAAGAGCAATATCTTTCATTTCACTTATAGCAGCATCTGAAACTGCTTTTTGTGCAGAAATCAGTGCTTCTTGAGTTGCCAATGTAGCTTCTGCATTTTGTTTCATAGCTAAAAAGGCTTCATTCGATGCTTTGGCACTTTTTTCTTCCAACGTACCCACTGTTCCAACTCCTTCTTGGAATCCAGGCGTTGCTAATTTTTTTAATGTATTTAAATCCATTCCACCAGTTGCTTGTTGCAATTGTTGTTGTTGGAACATATTCATTTGGGAAGGGTCTAATCCTTGAGCCCGTAATGATTCCATTGCACCTTCAGTATCACCACTTGCAAATTTAGCTCTAACTTGAGATAAATCTACATTCTTACCCAACATCGCTGATAAACTCATTTCGGCTTTGATACTATCTTTATAGTTCAACACCATATCTTGCCCAGCTTTAGCTACTTCATTGAAACTAACGCCTAATGATTTTGCGTAAACTACTTGTCTAGCTAATGCGTTACCGCTTTGTATTTGATAACTTAATGCCATTTCAGATGCAGATGCAACTTCATTCATTATATCACCAACATTTAATCCAGCTTGTTCAGCCATTGCTCTAGTACCTTCTGCCATATTTAATGCAGTACCAGCCGATACCCCATCTAATAATTTGAATGCCTGTTGTACATTTGCTAGATTATCAACTGATAAACCACTTCTTTCTGCAAATATAGCCATATCTGCTGCTAATTTTGTAGAACCACTACCAGATTTCGATGCTGCGGAAGTAGCGGTTGCAATTGTTTCCGCTGATATTCCTGCTAATTGTAGTTGAGATGCAGCGTATCCTACACTACCCAATCCTTTACCAAAAAGTGCGGTTTTTGATGCTGCATTAAATTGGGCAGCCATACTTTGTAATTGGAAACCAAAATCCGAAGCAGCTTGTTGTGCAGCAAATGCTAACTCATTTTGAGCTTGTGCTACGGCAAATGCACCATCAATTTGAGCCTGTTTTACATCATTTGATGCTTTAACACTCGCTTTGGTTCCAGCTCCAAAATAATCGAATGCCAATTTTCCAGCTGCTGCTCCTAATGCAATTAATGCCGCTTTACCTAATTTACCAGTATTGACAATATCTCCTAGTGCATCACTAAATTCTCTAGCCAACGGAATACCACTACTACCAAGTTGGTCTATTGTTCCATTCATAGCATCTAATACTGTGGTACTTCTTTCTGCAGCTTTTACAAAGGATTCCATTTCCGCCCTACCATTCATAAATGTGGTTACCAAATCTTGACCTGCTTGAGTACTGGTATCTATTGCAGATAATAGGTCATCAAATGATTTTACGGATTGTTTTACTATCTCATTATATTCTTGTTGTGATATTCTACCATTTTGTAAATTACTAGCTGCAGTTGCTATTGATGTATTCATTTCAGCGTATGCTTTACCCGCTGCATCAATATGTTTTAGTTGTCTATCATCAAACGTACCCTGTTCAACTGCTTGTGCTACACTTCTTAATGTATTTTTTGCAGCATCTAATTTAGTATTAAATGTGTTTTGTAAAGCGGAATTGTTTTGGAGTGTATTTCCGATACTAGATAATGTATCATCTATGGAATCAAAATTTGTTAAATTCTCTTTTGTTAGTTTTTTAAGAGAATTTAAAACAGCCAACTGGTCACGATTCGCTCGGAGAATTAATTCGTGCTGCGCTATTCTACTTTCTAAATTTGTCCTTTCTTCTCCAGACGCAGTAGCGGCAGCTCTATTCATTTCGAGAATACGAGCATTAACGAGTTCGATTTCTCGAAGTAACGCTAATCTATCCTGTGCGTCTTGATTGAGTGTTGACATTTAATATATAAATTACTTTATACCGTATTTTTTTTGAAAATCATCAAGATGTTTAGTATCTCCTCCATACTTCATCATCATGTGCCTATTCCAATCAGTACTTTTAGAAATTTTATCATCATAATCTTTCCAAATATCCGCAAGTTCTGGACTTTTATCTCTTAATGATGATAACCACTCACTTTCTTTTCCATCGGATTTAGCTCGAAAAAAACTTTTGAAAAACCCCATTAAACCTGCTTCTGTTATTTTTATTTTTTTAGACATGATAGTTCTATTATTTATTCTTATATAAATATCATCTTCTTCTTATTTTAGAAGAATTATTTGATTGAGATTTACTTGTAGCTTTATTCATTGCTTCACTTTCACTTTCTTTTGCTTTCAATAATTCTCTCCAATAGAACTCCCGTAATTTAATGGGCATAAAATATACATCATGCCAATTAAATCCTCCATTAGCATAATAAACCATTTGAAATAGTTTTTGATGTAATACTACGGAATAATTACTCGGAAGGGTAAAAAAAGTCGACCCCAAATGGGATACGAAGAACCTCCTTTTCTCCTGTAAAAGGTGATTCGTATTCAAATTTTAAATCTAAATCTGGACTAATTTTACCAACCTCTTTTCTTAATGTTTTCGAATCTCCTGCTAATAATCTGTTTGTAACAAAGTTACTAATATATCCTAAATCCCGATTGCCATCTACTTCTGTAATAATCCTTCTGTATCTGGATGTGATTTCATTACTTCCCTTTGTAGTTTTTTGTAAAGCTTCTATATCTTTATTTATTGCAAGTTCATCACCATGTGTTAATAATCTAAACTTTATAGGAGTTTTAGAAATAGGTAACGTATAATCATATTCATTTTGTCTTGATAGTAAACTTTCATCAATTTCTTTGGTTTGAATTTTTAATAAGTCTACTACTACCCTTACAGGTTCATTTTCGTTAGGGTCATTAATTGTAACCTCATATTCAGGTCCAAATGCTAATATTCTTGATGATATTAAAATAGCATTTTTATCACCTATTAATAAATCATGTACATTTACTCCAGGTTCAACTACTACTGATTCTAAAAGTTTATCTAAATGTATTCCTTTTTTAACTAAATTAGGAGAAGTAAGGATATCTTCCTCTTTAGCTGTCATCAATTTAATCGTAACTTCTCCTTTGGATAATGGAGATGATTCAGGATAACATAATCCCTTCGATGGTAAACTAATAATTTCAGTTGGAAATGGATAATTTTTTTGCTCATGAGAAGGCGTTGGGCCTAATCCTCTAGTAACCTGTTGTTCTACGTTTTGTTGTTCCATAAATAATAACATTTTGTTTAATTATAAGTATATATAAAACAAAAAAATGGAATGTATTTCTACACTCCATTTTAGTTATTTTAAAGTTTACAATTAAAGATTAGTATTCAAGAATTGCGTAATCATAAGTTAAAGTTAATTCTATCGATAGTGGGTCGTTTGAAGCCCAATCCAATTCACCAAAGTTTGCTGAAGTGATGAATGCTCCTTTCAAAGTCCATTGTTCTACTTTATCACCAACTGGACCTAATAAGAAGAAATTGATATCTTTCTTATAGAACGCTGCGTATCCATCTCTACCTGTCAATGATTCATGTGAACTTCTAACCCACTCCATAACTTGCTGTGCTCCAGATGGAACAATTGGGTCATAAAGAGATATAGTTATATCATCCCAAGTTGATTTTCCCTTTATCTTACGCTTTACGTTGATATGGTCTAATTCAACTATTTCCGAAGTAAATGTTGGTCTACTTGCGGTTTTAATGATGTATGATTCAATACCATTGATTTCCATAATAAATCTATTCCCCAATTTGGGTTCAAAATTTCGGTAGAACATCTTGTCAAACTCTAATATTTCTGGCATTTGTGTATATATTTAATGTTTATTACTTATAAATATTGTTTTTTAAAATTATCCGCTAAAACTTGCTCCAGTTGGTAAAATGTTGAAGTCAATTTGAATGAATTCAGCAGTTTTAGTTGGTTGTAAGAAGATAGCTCCTGCTAATATATTTCTATCAATTACATCAGGTGTATTGTTAGTATCATCCATTACTACACGGAATGCGTAAAGTCCCTGTCTCTGTTGGATACTATCCAAATATGGATTAACGATGTTTAAGAATCGATTTCTAGTTTCAGAAGTATTTTGTTCAAACACCAAGAAACGAGATGTAGATGCAATATACTTTCTAACAGTTAACAACAATCTTCTTACGTTGATTCTATCCAATGCAGATGGTCTATCTTGCAATGTTTTTTGTCCGAATACTACGATACCTTGTCCAGGGAACTGAACGATTGGGTTTACTTTACCTTCATATAGTTCATCCTTTTCAGATTGTGTTAATCTGTTCAACAAACTAACTGCTCCTACTAAACCACCTCTATTCAAACCTGCTGGTGCGAACCATTCAGCTGCAACTCTATCGTTTGCTGCGAATACGCCAGGTAATAATACCGATGGTGGGATTGTGATTAATTTGTTTGTATTAACATCAATAGTTTTAACCCAAGGATAGTAAGTTGCTACCATATTTGAATCAATATCCGAAGCTTCAATAGTAGCTTGTGAAATTGAATCATTATACGCAGTTGTATCTAAAATGTAGAAACAATCATTTCGTTGCTCAACCATATCCAATACTGAAGTTGCTACCGATTTGTGTAATCTTCTAATAACACCAGGAGTTACTACCATATTGATATCAAATTCGTCAACATTTGATAATGCTGCGATGTGTTTTGAATATGCCACTGAACCACTAGCAGTTACTGTTGATAAATTAAATCCTTGTGAGTTTCCAGGCAAAATATCTGCTCCAGTCAATATTGGAGTTGCAGGGTTCATACCATCAAATCCCTCTTGGAATGTTACAACGAATTGTGCTGCCGAAGAACCTACTGATAATGAACCACCATTTGCCGAATCTAATCCAAATACTGAATTAGAACCTTTACCTGCTCCAACTGGGATTG